AAAAATACTGAGCACCTATTTGTCTGACTTGTTTTTTACCTGATAGTGTTTGATTTAATAGAGTAGGTCTATTGTCTTTAAAATTAAGACTTCTAAAATTTGGGTTTGTTGGAAATTGTCCTGACATTATACTATCCCCATTTTGCCTTGATTATTCATGGCGTTGTTTATGATTGATGTTATCAATCCTTTTCTTGATGCTAATAACTGGTCAAATCCAGCAGCATCTACTGTTGATATGTTGAAGTTTACTGTTGGTGCTGATTGCATACGCTGACCTTTTGTATGGTCAATAACTGTTTCGTTAGGATGAACCATAGCCATAAAACCACCCTTGCCATCCATTCCACCTGCTCTTATTCCTTTCCCTGTATAACCACCACCATCAAAGTCAGACATTCCATCTACTGCATTACCAAAATCACCACTAATCAAACCACCTATATCTGTTAAAGCACCCTTAACCATTCCTACCGCTTTTTGAACAATAAATACATTTATTAATTCATTTATAACTGCTCTAGCTACTGAGCTAGCCAAATCTTTAAAGTCTAAAAATTGTTTGCTTGCAACATCAAAAAATCCTTTAAATGCATTTGTTAATTGACCCTCAACAGTATCTGCAAAATCTTTAGTTATTTGAATTGACTCTTGCATTGTTGTAACTGTTGTTGCACCTAAATTATCTAAAGAGCTTTGTAATTTTTTTTCTATTTTTGTTTGTTCTTCTTTTGCTAATATTAAAGCATCTATTTCGTCAATATTTTTTTGTGCAGCTATTCTATCTAAATCATATTGATGAGCTTTAAATCTTGCATATAATCTTTCAGCCTCTGCAAGTTTTTCAACCTGCTCTTTTCTTGAAGTTGCAAGGTCATCAAGGGTTGTACCATAATCTTTTGAATTTTTGTTAGCTATCATTAAGACACTAACTAAAGCAGCAAAGCCTGTAGCCAATAAACCAATTGGATTAGTTAATATTGCAACTTTTAAAGTATTTAATGCAATAATCATTCCTGGAATAGCACTTACAGTAAGGGCTGTTATTGGAATTATTAATAACTCCATGTTTTGAGCTAAGAAATTTATACCATTAGCTACATTACCAAAAGCATTAGTAGAGTTATTAAAGTCTCCAACTAAAGTTGTAAATTGTGTTTTAAGGGCATTGATTGCTTGCCCAATAGTCATATTCATATTTGCAACAGTCTTAGACGTATCTGCTGTTGCGTTTATTAAAGTAGGTAATATGTTTTCTGCTGTAATTTTACCAGCAGCTCCCATTTCTCTTAACTTACCTGTTGAAACTCCAAGTCCTTGAGCTAATAATTCTGCTAAGGCTGAGTTTTGCTCCATAACAGAGTTAAGCTCATCTCCCCTAAGAGTTCCTGACGCTAAACCCTGGGCTAACTGCCTAGAAGCATTTGAAGCCTCAATAGCAGAAGCACCTGATATAATAAAGGTATTAGCAACTGTTTGAGTGGCATCAGCAACTTCTTGTTGAGATAAACCCATTTCTTTTGTTGCAAAAGTAATCTTTGCAAATAAATCACCAACAGAATCAAAATCTGACCTTGACTCATTAGCAATTCTTTTCATGTGAGCCATTGCATTAGCTGTGCCTTCAGCAGTACCAGTTAAAGCACCCATTCTGTTTTGTAAATTTACAAAAGTATCACCTGCTCTAACCAATTCTCTAACACCAAAAGCTGCAATAATTTGATTTCTTAAATTATTTAAAGCTCCTTGCGTAGAGTTAATATCTTTTTTAAACTTATTGAATGCTGCCCCGGTTTTATTTTCACCGAGTATTCGAAGTCTTATATCAGATTTAGCCATTTTGTTTTTGCATTTCCTCTTGTTGTATATTTAGATAAGCAATCCAACCGTTAAATTCTTCTACGGTCATTTGTTCAATTTCAGCAACAGTTTTATGCAATCTTTCGGCTAGGGCATACATTGAATATAGCTGCTTATCTTCAGCTACTTTTTTGCTACTTGCCCTTGCGAAATATTACCCATAACTTCAGTCGCTACCCTTACTAGCACACTACTATCAACATTATTTAATAAATCATGCTTATGTTCTATAGTGTAAATCTTTTCTCCAGCTTCATCTAATGCTTTATAAATTAAAACATAGACAAGCATTTCAACTTCATCATCTTTAGCTAAAGCCATAAATTTTTTCATCTCTAAGAGGGTAATGGGTCTGCAAAAAATCTTTAGAGGATTTGCTTCATCACTACCCCACTCAGGGACTTCTATAACTTTAGTTTCAATATCGTTGTAATGCCTTTTTGCGTTATCTATTGCTGACATTTTCTTATACTGTTGTTGATGTTAAAGCACCATTACCCTGTACTGAAATACTAGCTTCAACTAATCCATCAAATGATGCACTTCTTGAAACGCCAGTAACAATAGCTGAGCCAGTATAATAAGTATCACCTGATGTATCTCCTTCAGGATAAACATTTAGTGTTACTTCTGATCCAATGCTTAAAGCACCTTGACCTGAAGTATCAGTCTCATCCCAAAATACATCTAAACTTCCTGAGAAAGAAGTCAATGATGGTTTATACGTTCTTGCAGAATCACCCATTGCAGTATCTTCTAAAGTATCAGAAGATTCTTCTAATGAATATGATCTAATTTCAGCTACAGCATTAGAACCAACTTTAACGGTTCCTTCACTTCCTTTATGTGTTGCCATTTTCTACCTCGTCTTTCGACTTTTTCTTAGAAGAAGGTTTAATTTTATCTTGCGAATGGACTGCTTCTTCTTTCCAGCCCTTATTCAATAAAGACTCAACCTTTGAAGGATGAGCTTCTATAGAAACTTTACCATTTGGACTAATCATTTTCATAACTGCCTCCTATACTGCTATGTCAGGGTTAGTTTCCTTAACATAGTAATTAGTTAAAAAGGTTAAACTCACATATCCTAGCGGTTTTTCACCTTCACCATTAAACTCTATTTCAGTTGATTCTAAATAGCAGTCTTTAGCTAATCCGTCTAAAGTTCTATCTGCTGCTATTGCTTCTTCAACTTCTTTGCTTATAGTGTCAATTGTATCATCAAAATTACTATTTGCTTTAACATAACCCTCAACTACAACTGATAACTCTCTGCTCATAACGCGATCAGTTCCTATAACAATTGGTTCAGAGGTTTCTGACTTTGTATATATAACTAAAGCCGGCACTGTTTCTAAAGGATATACTCTAGACTCATAAACAGCCGAGCCGGTTGTATTTAGCCCAGTTAAAGTAGTACCAATCTTTTCTCTTATTTGTTGTCTAATATGGTTTGCCATTATACTTCTTCTAATTCTAATGCAATAAAGCCTGTTCTATCAGGTCTTATATTAACAATTGTGTAATTTGTTGCTGCTTTTATTATATTGCCATCTGTGTCTTTTATAGCACTAACGTTTAATGCATGTCCATACGATACTGAAGGTATGTCAATGCTTCTACAATAAGCAACTGGTTGTAAAGCTTCAACTCCTATACCTTCGTCTTGTTCAATATATTCATTGTTTAAAATAATATTAATTGTTGTAGATGATCCGTTATTAACATATACTGCAGAAACCCCATGCCCATAAGTAGGGTCTAAATAAGCTGACATATCTTCTTCTGTTTCCATTCTATATTCAGACATTATTCTTCCTCTAAAACCAATTCAACAAGCCCTGTATTATCAGGTTCAACTGTTCGAACTATAAATGTTGTCGCTGGTTTTAAAACATTTCCACGATTTGTAGTAATTGCATTAATTAATAGTTTATCTTCCTGAGAAATATAAGGAACATCAGACGCTTTAACAATTGCTCTTGGTTGATAACCAGCAACAGGCACTGAACCTGCTTCTATATTAAAATATTCTTGATCAATAATAATATTAATATTTTTTGAAAATCCTGAGTCAATATCAAAAAGCGTATCTATTAATGGAAAATCATCCCATAAAGATTGTTGTACTTCAAAAAACGTAGCAGTTACCCCGTGACCGGTCTGTATGTCAGTATAAGAGTTAAAATCTGCTGCGCTTTCAATTGCCATAATTTATTTTTTAGCTCTTGTTTTAGGAGCCTTAACTTTTGAAGTTTTTAAACCTACGCTTCTATTTTCTTTTTCAGCTTTAGGTTTTTCAACATAAATTTCAGCTTTATTATAGCTGCATAATTCATGTCCTGTTTGTTCGTTTAATTCTACAACATCACCAGTAAATACTTTTTTACCATTTGCTATTGTGTCTTTTGTAATTAAAAATTTTTTCATATTTAAGGTAGGGGTGTTTCCACCCCTATTCCATTTAAGCATCAGCTAATTAGTCGCTTGATTTACAGAAAGATACAGCATGTCGAACAGCTACATCTAAAGTTTGTAAAGCTACGATTCTTACTCCACCTGAAGTTGATAACGCATAAGGATCAACAGTTATATCGAGTCCTCCATACATACCAATCAATAGGTCAGCAAAATTACCAAAGTAGTAATCGCCTGAAGTAACCTGATTAGATCTAACAACATCATAACCGTTAATGTTTCCATCTGGGCCTACAATCATTTGTCCAAATCCACTTGCTTTATCAACAGTTTTTAGGTTGCCCCAATCTGCAGGTCTAGCAATATATCTTAATGAGCCTGTTAAAGCGTTGTCATTAGATACAGCAGATTCCATAGCTACTAATTCAGCAAAAGTAGGTACAGCAGCAGCAAATGTTGTTGTGTTAATACCTGAAGTTGCAGAAATACCTGTAGGTTGACCACTTGAACCAGAACCAGCTAAAGCACCTAAATCAATTGCAGTAGCAATAGAAGCGCTTAAGTCATTTCTAATTAAGCTTTCAATATCTAAAGATGATTGCTGAAGCATAAGTCTGGAAGCATCTGTAAACGCTCCAATTACCTTAGGAGACATTGTTACTGAACCTGAAGTAAATTCACTTTCAGCAGCAGCAGCACCTTCAGTTGCAATCCAACCAGCAGATGAAGCACCTGTTTTCTTTGGAATAACGACGGATCCGGAGAGCCCTCTTAGCATCGTTGCGCCGGCTTGCATAACACTTGATGAGTTACGTAAGACGTCTATAAAGTCACCAGCTCTGTAATCTTCAGCTATAAGAGTTGAATCATCAGATGTATTTAAGTCCCTTTTGCTCCAGTTTCCTAGAACTTCAGCAGGAAGCATAATACCTTGTGCTGTTTTACCATACTGTCTAGCAGCTTCATCTGAACATTCAAATTCAAATTTAGCAGCTTCTTGAGCTTTTCTGTCAGTTGGATTAGCTAATGCATTAATTGCTCTAACTAATGAGAATTGTCTCACTTCTTGTTTGCTCAAACCAATTTCAGCAGTATCTAGCGGCTTGTCATTACATATTTCATTAAGTAACTGACCTCTAAACTCTTCTACTGACATTCCGTTTCTAATAGCGTCATCAGCTAAATCTCTTTTATTGTGCTTAACAGCTAAATCAATGATTTCGTTTGAATTTCTTTTAAATTCAGCTTTAGCTTCTTCAAGAGTTTGGCTTCTGACTTGATCAAGATTAATATCTTGTTTTTTTTCTTCTGTCATAATAATACCTTTATTTAAGTTAGCAGAACGTCCAACCCCGACCAATCTTGATTGATCCGCAGGAACTGAAACACTGGAAACCTCCATCGGACTCCAGGCAGCTCTGTAGTAATCTTCTTCACCGTTGTTATCACGTTCTAATTTATTTACTCTATATCCCACACTAATATTCATACGAATACCGTCTTGGATATCCTGAAAAACTTCTTGAGCAAGAGCCGATCTTCCAAATCTTACTACAGCTATCGTTCTTTTAGCTGCCTCATCAAGTTTAAATTCTTCTATAACCCCAATCTGTTTAGTCATATCATGATCTAAAAGGAACGGAGCCCTACCTGAAGATATAAATTCCATATCTATATCTTTTTGTTCATGGCTTAAAACCTCTAAGCCAAATGAACGTTCAACTGGTTCTTCAGAGCTTACGCCAATACGAACCAATCTTTTTTCTTCATCAAGATAAGAATGCTGAGATAAATCAATTGTTCTATAATTAATAGCAACATCAATATCAAGTTCATTTTTTTCTTGACGTGAAGATTCTTCTGAATCAACAAATTCATCTTCATGTTCTACATCCTCATGTTTCTGAAATTCAACAACTACAGTGTTGTCGGTTTCAGTAACATTAAGGATATGTCTATCTTCTTTATTCATAGATTTCTCCTCTTCATTTGTTAATAAAGGATGTTTTTCTGATTCATTAATTGAATCAAAACTTGTT